GAGGCATATGCCGCCCGAGTCAAAGACGAGCACATCGTCGTGAGGCGTCCGCGCGTGGCCTCTGTCGAATGGTCCCCTGTGTCTCCCGTGCAGGACGGGGAGCGTGTGCAGCGTGTGGCGGATGAGGTTCGTGTGGAGTCCACTCGTGACGTGATCCGCGCCGCCAACAAGGACGGAGGCAAGGCATGAGGCGTTTGTTTAGGCTGCTGGCCGCGTACGTGGATGCTGTCTCGGCGGCGTTCGAGAAGTTCGCGACCGAGGCGAGGGAGAACGCCCGCGGGTATTCGGCAAGCGAGTACCGGCGAGGATTCGAAGACGGATTGCGAAATACACACATTGAGGCCCAAGCGTTGCAGAAGTTCCGCGCCCTGGGCGTGAAGCCGAAGCAAGGCCTGGAATGGGCGCTGATCCTGGCGGCCGCCGGCGCAACCGACGATCTGGTCGGCATCTTCGCCCAGATCACAGCATCCAGGCAAATCCGCCTGCAAGAGATACACCTGCTCCACGACAAGAACATCGAAATCCGGTTCACTGCGACACCACAAGGGGTGAAGAATGGCGACTAGGCCACGTACTCGGGAGCATTTCCCGAAGATGAAACAGCGCGGCCGGTACCGCGCATATCGAGCCCCGAGAACGAACCTGTTCCCGGGGCTCTTACGCATGATCGAAGCCCTCGCAAAAATCGATGCCTCATTCGCCCTTGATCATTGGCAGCAGGTCTTTCTGGCAAGCGCGCTTGAACGTGATCGCCACCAGATTAGCGATTCAATCAACCGATGGGCTGGGCATCCCGAGCAGACCATCCGCGGCGCGGGCGTGTCCGTGGTCTTGATTGATGAAACCCATCTACTGCGCGATGTTGCTGTGCGGCGGCCCTGGTGGAAGTTCTGGGCCCGATGAGCGAGAGACTGTGTGCGCGGGGCTGTGACCGGGACGCGCTCCACGGGTTCCTGATCTGTGACCGGTGCGCCTCAAAGGTGAACCGGGCGCTCACGGAAGCCCCCGGGGTGGTGGAACACCTGCGGTCCCTCAACACCCCGCTGAAAGCCGCCGTGTACGACCGAGAGATCGTGTCCGGCGGCGGGCCGGGATTCGCGCAGGCCCCGATGGATCTCGGCCCGATAGACGCCGCCGACACCATCGTGTCCAGCCTCGTGCACTGGGCACGCCATTTCGGCGACACCCAGGACTACTGGGGCCTGGCCGCGGGCCTCCCGTCATACACGAGCCTCGGCCACGCATACCGCATGACCAAACGCGCCGCCGGCTACCTCATCGCTCACGGCGAGACCATCGCCGCGAGCATCGAAGTCCTCGACTTCATGGATGCTCTGTTCGCCCCGCCCGGCGACACCTGGACCATCGGGAAGGCCGCCTCCGTCTACCCGACCAGAGACAGGCCGCACCGGCACCGGCAGCCCTGTCCGGGCTGTCAGCGCCGCTCCATCGAGGTTGCCCCGCCCGGCGACTTCCACCAAGAAACCAAATACCGATGCCGTTGGGAAACCTGCGGCTGGACGCCACCGTACGACGAGCTCGTGCGGTGGCGTTCCTACTTTCACGGCACCACCACATCGAAGGAGAAATGACCATGGAACAGATCAGCAAGCGGCTCATGAACTGGGCCTCAATCCTCGAGCCCGGCACCCGCGCGCAGGCCGAGACGGCATCGAGTATGCCGTTCATCTTCCCGCACATCGCCCTGATGCCCGATGCTCACCTCGGGAAGGGCGCCACCGTGGGGAGCGTTATCCCGACCGAGGGTGCGATCATCCCTGCCGCGGTGGGGGTGGACATCGGCTGCGGCATGATCGCAGTACGGACCCAGTTCACGGAGAAGGATCTTGCCGGCCTCGACCGTGGCTTGCTGCGGTGGGCGATTGAGGATGCGATCCCGCTCTCTGCCGGCAAGTACAACGAGGTCGAGACCGCGACCGCGCGCGATCGCAACAACGGGCTGCTGCTGGCGGGGTGGCGCACCAACCCTGAGTTCGACCCGGCGAAGTATGCGGCCAACTGGCGGCTGCAGCTCGGGACGCTCGGATCGGGGAACCACTTCATCGAGGTGTCCCTGGACGAGGAGGACCGGGTCTGGCTGTTCCTACACTCGGGATCACGAGGCGTAGGCAACAAGATCGCCCAGCACCACATCAAGGTGGCCCAGGACTACGCGCGCCGAAACTTCATCACCTTGCCCCACCCCGACCTCGCGTACCTGGTGGAGGGCACGCCGGAGTTTGAGCAGTACATCACTGAGCTGCAGTGGGCGCAGGACTTCGCCCTCGCAAACCGCGAGGAAATGATGGACCGCGTCATCGAACAGTTCACCGTTTGGGTTGGTGCCGCGGTGGTCGAACATGAGCGCATCAACTGCCACCACAACTACACCGCCCGCGAACAGCACTTCGGGCGCACGGTGTGGCTGTCCCGAAAGGGCGCGATCGACGCCTCGGAAGGAACGCTCGGCTTGGTGCCCGGGTCGATGGGCACTCGCTCGTACGTGGTCGAAGGCCGAGGGAACAAACTGTCGTTGAACTCGTCGCCGCACGGCGCTGGCCGCGAGTACTCACGCAGCGCCGCCCGCAAGACCTTCACACGCGACCAGCTGCGCGAGGCAATGGCCGGGATCGAGTACCGCGACACCGACGCGTTTATCGATGAGATCCCCGCGGCGTACAAGGACATCGACGTGGTTATGGAGGACTCGAAGGACCTGGTCACGATTCGGCACACCCTGCGGCAGATCGTCAACGTGAAGGGAGACTAATGACCGAACGGGGGCAGGTCCAGGCATGGGCCACCGTCAAGGACGCCGCGGCCATAATCGGCCGAACCCGCAAAACGATCTACGGATGGATCCGCGATGACCGGCTAGAGTGCATCGGCGGTCAGGTATACATGCCTGACGTGGAAGAGCTCTACGCAGTCATGTCTCGCAGGCGGGGGAAGGGCCGCCTGAAAAACAAAGGTGACAAGGGTAACTCTGATGATGTATGATCGACATGTCGAAGAACTATCCCAGGTACCAGAACCTGAATAGTCACACGAAAGGCCGCTCCCTCACCGGAGCGGCCTTTCGTGTTTACGGACTAGGTGCCGGGGTCCTACCTTCCCCCGTTTTGAGGCGGTGGCGCGCGCCGAGAGCACCGACCGCGCTGGGGTAGCTCACCCCGTGGATGTTTCCAAGCATCGAGCTCGCGGCCGCCCCACGAGGCGGCCGCACACTCAGACTTACGGTCATCTCTCGAATGGAAACCGCGCCCCGACTCCCGTCAGCTCGCAAGGGTAGAGGCGGAGAGCGGGCGATCAGCATCAGCCGAGAGAGATGGCCGTAATTGACTACCGATGTTGGGGAACCTTCAGGAGTGCGTGGCGCGCGCTGGTAGGAAACGCCCGGATAGCCCACGTAAGGGCGGGGCCGGGATCGCTGGGGGCGTCCCGGCCCCACAATCGCCTTGCTGGTTGGAATTGGCAGACACGAGGTGCTCAAAACACCTTGCCCGCGAGGGCGTCCGGGTTCGAATCCCGGGCGAGGCACCACGCCCACGGCTCATTCTCTGTCCCATACGGAGAGGGCCGCGGGTATCTCTTGGCATGGTACAAAGTCTCGAAAAACACGGGGCTAGACCATGCATGCGAAAGCCGTACCCGCGTGAAAACGCGAAACCCGGCACCTTTTGTATCACCCCACACGTAAAGGACACCACATCATGGCTGAACTCAGCGCCCAGAGCCGCGAAACCCTGACTGACCACTACAAGGGCCAGATCAGATACGCGGCCAATAACATCACCGAGCACCACCGCGCCATTGAACGCATCGCCGAGCTCGCGGACGACCTGGGCATCTCCGACACCGAGCGGGAAGCCGACTACCAGGCCGCGCTTGCCAAGTACGAGAACCTTGCCTAGCGAGCGGGATTGCGCGGCGTTCCAGGCGGCTATCGAGGCAGCCGCGTTCACCCACCTCGGTGTGCGCCTCACCCAGTATGCGATACCGATGATCGGTCTGGACCAAGGGGGCGACATGGTGCAGGACATCACTGTCCCCAACGACCAGCTAGCCGTGAACACTCTCGGCATGCTGCATTGAGCACAGTTGGCCTTAGAGAAGGGGATCCGCGATGAGTGACACCCCACATCCTATTGAACTCATCTTGAACGCCCGTGCAGCTTCCAGGGCACTCGCGGACCAGGCGAAGAGATGCTACCGCGCGTTCTTCGGCACCCTGGACCGCTATCGGCTGACGGTCGGGCCCATCCAGGACATCGAGCTGTTCCTTACCCAGATGGCCGACGCCCTCGAGGCAACCCTGCCCGAGCCTCTACCCCGCAAGACGGTAACCCTTGGCGACACCACGGGTACCGCAACCATCCACTACCCCAAGGAGTAACCCCATGGCCGAGAACGAGAACATCAACCCTGCCCTTGTCGACCAGATCAACAAGATTGGAGAGGCAGCCGCAAACGACGCAGTGCGGCGTGACGCACGCTTGAACTCGATCGGACGCGGCGTCGCATATGTCCTCGCGGGCCTCATCGCGGCAGCAGCTGGCTCACTGATCGTGTGGGGCATCGTCGCTATCTGGCGCGCAATCCTCGGATAGGGCGAGCCCAGAATAAACCCCACCCCCTCAACAAACCCCCAGGGGGGCAACAAACCCGGGAGGGGCCATGGCAGCATCCCGGACGGGCCTCACCCCACACCTCCGCTTCCGAAGCAAGGTCCTATCACGAGACCGCAAAGCCGGAATCACCAACTGCCCCGAATGCGGAACCCCCCTCGACTACATCACAACCCGACTCCCCAACAGCGCCGAACCCGACCACATCATCCCCATCACGAAAGGCGGCACCAATGACCCAGCAAACGGACGCACCATCTGCCGCCGCTGCAACCAATCCCGAGGCAACCGCGACAAGCCCCGCAAACGAAAAACACCACCAGAAGTCACCGCATCACCAATCTGGTAAGCACACAGCCCCAAACAGGGCACACCAGGGGGCACACCCCTCCCCCCACACCACGCTCGCACCCGCGGCATAGCGAGATATCTCTCCCCGAAGTTTTTTCCACCAAGGAGGTGCTGGCATGGTCGCACGCTCAGTGTCCGTTGCGGCGCGTGAGGGGACCACTCGTGAGCTCTTGGAAGCGACGAGGGATCGGATCGCTCAGGCGGTTGAGGACGAGAAGACGCCGGCGCGTGATTTGGCGGCGCTGACAAAGCGGTTGATGGAGACGGTTCGCGAGATCGAGGCCATTGATGCTCGCGAGGCGGAGGCTGGCAATGGTGAGGAAGTCGCAGACGGGAAGTTCAGCGCCGAAGCTGTCTGATATTGCCCGGCATGTGGTTTTCCCCGAAGGCATCGTTTCGACGGTGTGGCCTCGAGTGGAGGCGAAGTGCGCTGAGTTCGATGTGGAGTTTGATCCTTGGCAAAAGGGTGCCGGGTCGATCGCTCTCGGCAAGACGGCAGACGGTGTCTATGCGGCGACGGTCGGCGGCATTACGTTGTCGATTCCTCGGCAGGTCGGTAAGACGTTCTTTGTCGGCATGATCGTGATTGCCCTCTGTGTGCTTTTCCCCAACATGACGGTTCTTTGGACTGCGCACCGCACACGGACTTCGACCATGACCTTCACGACGATGAAGGGCATGGTTCGCAAGAAGAAGATATGGCCGCATATCAAGGCGATCCGGTCCACCAACGGCGAGCAGGAGATCCAGTTCGTCAACGGCTCGGTCATCATGTTCGGTGCCCGCGAGCAGGGGTTTGGTCGCGGTTTCGACTCGGTTGATATCGAAGTGTTCGACGAGGCTCAGATCCTCACGGAGAAGGCGCTCGAGGATATGGTGCCCGCGGCGAACGCGTCCAAGCATGAGGCTGGCGCGCTGCTGTTTTTCATGGGGACGCCGCCGCGGCCTAATGACCCTGGTGTCGAGTTTACGAACCGGCGCGCGAAAGCGATCGCGGAGAAACCTGACGGCCAGGTTGTTGGGCGCTCGGAGGATTCGGTGTACATCGAGTTCTCTGCAGACGAGGGCGCGAACCCGGACGATCATAAGCAGTGGGCCAAGGCGAACCCGTCGTTTCCGACGCGGACGCCGGTGGCGTCGATGAAGCGTATGCGCGCGAACTTGACCGATGATGATTCGTTCAACCGGGAAGCGCTGGGTATTTGGGACCGGGTCGGTGGCGGTTCTCGGCATATCTCCGCCGCGCGCTGGAAAAAGCTCGCTGTTGATGGGTACCCCACGGATGGGGTTCCGTCCTATGGGGTGGCGTTTTCCGCGGATGGCGACCGGGTGGCGCTTGCTGGCGCGTTCGAGCATGACGGGCCGACACATCTCGAGCTGATCGATGTAACCAACGATGATTCCGAACAGGGGCTCACGGCGCTCGCGGACTGGTTCTGTGAGGACGTGAACGGGATGCCGCGGTGGAAGCGGTCAAAGGCCATCACTATCGGCGGCCAGGCCGGCGCGGCGGTCCTCAAGCAGCTCCTGCAGGATCGCAAGGTGCCGCCGTTCCGAGTGCATATCGTGACTACCCCCCAATATCTGCAGTCCTGCTCGATGCTTGACGAGCTCGCAAAGCAGGGGGACATCTCGCATCGCAACCATGAAGGCCAAGCGGCCCTTGATGCGTCGGTAGCGATCACGAACAAAGACAAACGTGGCGGCTGGACCGCGACGGTGGAAAACGGGGATGAAACGCCCATGGAAGCTATCTCGCTTGCCCTGTGGGGCGCGAAGACGACGAAGCGGAAGCCTCCCGGGGCGGCCGCACGAAAGGCGGTGATCCTTTGATCGGGTCGTTGAACGTTGCACTGGATCATGCGGACGCGAACCTCCTCGGCCGGTTGGTCCAGGTTTGGAACTCGCGTAAGGCGCGGAACCTCGAGCGCACGGTCCGGTTCGACGGGGAAGCGGCGCTCAGGGATTTCGGAATCTCGCTGCCGCCGCAGATGCGGAACATAGGGGCGCTGCTCGGGTGGACGGCCAAGGGCGTCCGTGCCGTCACTGACCGGTCCGAGTTCGACGGGTTCGTTTCACCCAGCGGCGGCGAGGACGCGTTCGGGCTCGATCAAATCCAGTTCGAGAACCGGTTCGCAGTCGAGTTCGGGGCGGCGAAGGTTTCGAGTGCGATCCACGGCACCTCGTTCCTCACCGTGAGCGAGGGCGACACCCAGTCTGGCGAGCCTGAGATTATGATGCTTGCCCGGACCGCTGAAACCTCCGCCGCGATTTGGGATCCGCGACGCCGGGCCCTCGCCGGCTTCCTGTCCGTGATCGACACCAACGACCAGGGGCAGATCACTCGGGGCATCATGTGGACCCCTGAAAAGGTGCTGACGTTCACGAGGCAGCAGCGCGGGTACAAGGTCGAGGGGCGTCCGAATAAGATCGGGCGCACATCGGTTGCGCCGCTCGTGCACGGCTTCAACCTGGGCCGGCCTCTGGGCACCTCTCGGATCACGGGCGCGTCGATGTATTTCAGCGACGCCGCCCTGCGGTCGATCGTTCGCGCCGAAGTTTCGAGCGAGTTCTATTCCGCGCCGGAATACTGGCTGTTCGGCGCAGACGTGTCTCAGTTCGCCGGCGGCGACCGTTGGAACGCGATCATGGGCCGGATCAAGGCCCTCGATGTAGACCCGGCGGATCCGAAGTCGCCGCAGCTGCACCGCTTTACCGGTGCCTCGCCGCAGCCTCACACCGAGCAGCTGCGGATGTGGCAGAGCCTCTTTGCCGATGACCAGGACCTGGAAGTGCAGTTCGCTGATTCGTCCAACCCGTCGTCGGCTGACGCCATTTTCGCGGCGAAGGAATCGCTAATCACGAAAACTCGAGACGGAAACAAAATGTGGGGCTTCGGCGCGGTCCAGGCCATGCAGTTCAGTGTGATGCTGCGTGATGGGCTCACCGAGGTGCCGTCGGAGATGATGCGCCTTTCGGCCCAATTCACAGACCCAGCGATCGTGTCACCGACCGCGCGAGCGGATGCTTACGTGAAGCTGTCCTCGGTGGATCCTGCGTTTGCTGCGTCACGGGTCGGTCGGCAGTATGCGGGCCTCACCTCGGAGCAGATCACGCTCCTCGAGGCTGAGCAGCGCCGTCTCGCTTCCGCGCAGCTCACCGAGGCCCTGCGCACCGCAGGGCCGAACGCTCCCACCGAGGCCGGGGCATCTGCAGGTGAAGACGAGCTGAACCAGGCCAACATCCTCAAGGCTAAGGCGGACGCGCTCGGCGTCCTTCGCCGTGCGGGGGTCGAGGCCGACGAAGCCGCAAACCGTGTAGGGCTCCCGGGGTTGAAGTTTATCCCCGGCTCGCCGATCACGATCAAGCAGAGCGACGACTAGGAGGTCATCCGTATGGCGGTTCCAGACTGGGTGAAGCTGGAGCAGCATCGGCAAGACCTCTGGCATCTGTCGAACCGCGCCCGACGCGACCTTCGCGGGTTCCTGTACCAGGTCCGTGATCTTCCGGTCGCCGAGGTTCGGGATCTTCTCACCGAGGTGATCCCGGACCTCGCCGGTCCTTACCTGACCAGCTCAGGGGACCTTGCCGCGACCTGGTACGAGGATCTGCGGCAGGCGGTGTCTGCGCGTGGCACATTCCATGTGCAGGGGCAGACGGTGGGCGTCCAGCGTTCGCAATCGAACGCGGTGGCGCGGTGGGCAGTCGCCCCGCTCATAGACGGGGACACCGATGGTGTTCTCTCCCGGCTGGGCGGTGCCGTCCAGCGGATGATCTTCGATTCGGCGCGCGGCGTCATCGAGGGCAACACGCGGCGGGACCCGGTGCGTGTGGGATTCCAGCGGATGGCGCGCCCCGGGTGCTGCGCTTTCTGCGGGATGCTGGCCTCCCGCGGCGCGGTGTACCGGACCGAAGGATCGGCCGGGGGCGTCGTCGGCCGAGGATCAACCCGCACCGGGATTGACGCATCCGGCCGCCGCCTCGCCGGCGGGGTCGGTGGCGGGATCAAAGCCCGTGGATCTGCCGAACTCGATCACAAGTATCACGATGACTGCCGCTGCATTGTCATGCCGGTATTCGTCGGCACCGAGCTCGCCAGCATCGCCGCAGCCGAGGCCGAACAATTCGACCAGGCATATCAGGATTCGCGTGAGGTCCGCCGCGATGGCGCGGTGGATGTCAAAGCGACGTTGGCGCAGTGGCGCAAAGACCACGACGTCAAGTAACCAGTTTCCCCACACCGTGGGGTGCCCGCATGGGCATTTATCAAGGGAGGGCCGCATGGCCGAAGAGGTAGCTCCGCAGGGGGCAGAAGTCACGGCGGAAACGGAAACCGACTGGAAGGCAGAAGCCCGAAAGTGGGAGAAGTTCGCCAAGGAGAACAAGGCTCGAGCCGAAGCTAACGAAGATGCTGCACAGCGTCTGGGTGCGCTCGAGGAAGCTCAGAAGAGCGCCGAGCAGAAGCAGCAGGAAGCACTCGCGGCCGCTCAGGCCCGGGTGCTCGAACTCGAGTCCAAGGATCTGCGCGCCACCGTGGCCGCCGAGAAGTCGGACCCGTCGAAGGGAATTCATGTTCCCGCGGCGCTGCTTGCCGGTACCACTCGGGAGGAGCTCGAAGCCTCCGCGGATGCGCTGATCGCTTTCCGCGGTGAAGTTCCCGAACCCAAGATGATCGTCGCCGACGAGGGCAAGGCCCCGGCCTTGGCGCTGAATGGCGATGGCATCGAGGCAGCTATCAAACAGGCACTGGGCATCAATTGATGCCGGAAAAGGAGTAACAACCATGGCTCAGACCAAGCCCACCACCACCGGCGATTTCGCCGGGTTCATTCAGCCCGACCAGGCCGGCGATATCTTCGCCGAGGTTCGTCGCGGCTCGGTCGCGCAGCAGCTCGCCCGACAGATCCCTGTCGGAGCGAACGGCGTCGCGATCCCCTACACCACCTCCAAGCCCAAGGCGGGCTGGGTGGCTGAGGGCGCTAAGAAGCCCACCACCAGCGGCGGTAAGGCACTGCGCACCATCAAGCCGCACAAGCTCGCCGCGATCACCGTGGTCTCCGCCGAGACCGTGCGAGCCAACCCGGGCGGTTACATCACCGACCTGTACGCCGACCTTGCCGAGGCGTTCGCGATCGCATTCGACGCGGCCGCGCTCCACGGCACCGACAGCCCGTTCGGGGCAGGGAACTACCTCGCGGCAACCACCAAGGCGGTCACTCTCGGCACCGCGGCCGCAACCAAGGGCGGCCTGCACGCAGACCTGAACGCCGGTCTGTCGCTGCTCGTTGCGGACAAGAAGAAGCTGACCGGCTTCGCCTTTGACTCGGTGGCCGAGCCGCTGTTCAACGACGCCGTGGATGCTAACGGCCGTCCGCTGTTCATCGACTCGCCCCTGACCGAGACCTCCGCGATCGCTCGCGGTGGCCGGGTACTGGGCCGCCAGGCGTTCCTCGGCGATGGCGTCGGCCTGGACCCGGTTGTCGGGTTCGGTGGCGACTGGACCAAGGCCGTGTGGGGAGTCGTCGGTGGTATCACCTACGACGTTTCCACCCAGGCCGCCGTGACCATCGACGGCCAGCTGGTCTCGCTGTTCGAAAACAACCTGGTCGCGATCCGCGCCGAGGCCGAGTACGGCTGGGATGTCGCCGACGTGGCATCCTTCGTGAAGTACAACGACGCGGCGGGTGCCTAATGGTCGCGCTCGTGTCCCCGGCGGGCACTGAGGTCGAGGCCGAGGGCGACTTCCTCAAGCGGCTGCTCGCCAAGGGCTGGAAGGAGCCCGGCCAGCCGGAGCCGGACGACGGCCCCTCGGAGGAAGGCGGCTCCGCCGAGGCCGACCCTGCAGTCGAGGGCGATCCCGCTCCCGAAGAGCCCGGCCAGCCGGAGCCGGCCAAGCGCAAGCCGGGACGCCCGCGCAAGAGCGACTAAACGCAGGCGGGGCCGGTCTCCCGGCCCCGCCTCAGCGGAAGGGGAAACATGTCTTGGGCACAGCCTGACGACGTAACAGGCTCCTGGATCGGTGAGGGTGCACCGGACGACGACGCGCTGATTCAAATCTGGATCAGCCGTGCCGAGCGCGCTATCCGGTTCCGGGTGCCGGACCTGCAAGAACGCATCGATCGGGAAGCCGAGCTCACGCCACCACTCACCGACTTGCTGGAAACAGCGAAAGACGTTGTGGTGTCGATGGTCACCCGGGTTTTCCGAAATCCCACCGGCACCCGTCAACGCAACACCACCACCGGCCCTTTTACGGAGTCGGAAACATATGGCGGGGATGTCCCCGGGAGTTTGGAACCCACTGCAAGCGAGCTTGCAAGCCTGCAGGGCGTGCGCGGCGGGGCGTTCTCGATTGATCTGATCCCGAAGTCCTCACCGTTCTATGTGGGGCCTGCGTGAGCCGCCGCGTTTCGGAGTACGTGCTCTGGGAGCAGTTCAAGCAGGCCGGCACGGATCCGCACGGCGAACCCATTGGCGAGTATCTTCCCCCGCAGAGGTTGGGGATTTACGCGCTCGATGAAGGCTCGTCGTCGGAACCTCGGATGCCTGGCCATGACCGGGTAATCGTGGAGCCAACGATCTACTTTCCGATGGGTAAAGAGCCCGGTCATCGAGACCGGATAACCGCCCGGGGGAAGGTCTATGAGGTCGAGGGAGAGACCAGGAACTGGCCTCACCCCAACCAGGGGCCGAAGGGTGCCGTTATCAGTGTGAGGAGGGTTGATGGCTAACGCGAAAGTGAAGCTCAACCTCAGAGGCATCAACCAGTTGATGACCTCGCGCGAGGCTACTTCGGCCGTGGTTCGCGCGGCCAAGCGCATCCAGCAGAACGCCGGTCCTGATTTCGAGGTGAACGTGGTGCCACACCGGTACACCGCGCGAGCCTACGTGCGGCCGGCGAACATCGAGGGAGCCGTTGCAGAGGCCAAGGACAAGAAGCTGACGAGGGCCGTTCATGGGGCGCGTTGAGTTTCCTGATTCCGAGGTGATGGTTACCGATTTCCTCAAGACCCGTGTCGAGGGTGATGCAGCGGCGTTCGTGCCGAAGGTCATCCCGCCACGGTTCATTCAGATCATGCGGGTAGGGGGCGCGGCTGACAACCGTGCTGTCGAAACCGTGTCGATCTCCTGGACCGCATGGGGAAAGTCCAAGGCGGATGCGTCCGCGGCTGCGCAGAAGCTGCGCAGCGTCTTTCTCAACGACTATTCGGCCATGCCTCTCGTGCGTGGCCTGACTGAGGTCACTGGCCCGTACTTCGACCCTGACCCCGATACAGGCCGCGCCCGATACTCCGGGCAGGTCTCGCTTCGGGTGCGAGGGAAACGCATCATCTAACCATTCATGCCTCACCCTCGGGTGGGGCTTTTTCTATGCCCAAAACCGGGCAGAAAAGGGGGTGAGCCATGACGGTGAACGCTGACCTGGCTCGTATTTTTGGCGGCGCGGATGCTGTGTATCTCGCGCCCATCGGCACGACCGTGCCCACCACCATCAGCGCGCCCGTTGGGGCGGTGTTTGAGGACGTGGGTTGGCTGCACTCGGACGGCATCACGGAGACCCTGACCGGGTCCAAGAGCGAGATTCGAGGGCACCAGAAGAACGGTGTCGTGCGCTCGCGCATCGAGTCGCCTGGAACTCAGGTGAAGTTCGTCGCGCTCGAGGACAAGGCCCAGACCCGTGAACTTCGGTATGACGTGGTCTCCGCCGCCTCGACTTCCGGCGTGCGCAAGGAGGTGCGCGGGCCCGGCCAGAAGGTCAGCCCGCGCGTGTGCGTGATCGACAAGTTCGATACCGACGACGAGACCGTGAAGGAACGCACCATCATCCCCCGTCTGGAAATCGTTCCAGACGGTGACCGGGTGTACTCCAACGCGGACATCTCCGGGTTCGGGATGCTCGGCGAGATCATCGGCGAGTACACCGTGTTTTCGACCGACCTGGAAACTCCGGCCGGTTCGTAACGACTGGCGGGTGGGGTGTTTTCGGCTCCGCCCCACCTGCCTCATTTTTCAGAGCCGACACAGTTTTCAGAGCCGAAGGAGTAGGGAATGGCTGATATCAAGAAGCCGCAGGATCGCAAGAAGAAGCTCGAGGTCGTGGACGGTCACTACAAGGTCACCGTGCAGGGCATCGAGGTTACCGTCGCGAAGGACGCGCTGGACGACTTCGAGCTGTTGGATGATCTGGCGCGCATCGAGAACAATGACGCACAGCGAATCCCCGGCGTGCTGCGCCGCCTCGTGGGTGACGACTTTTCAAAGGTCATGAACGGCCTTCGAGGCGAGAACGGACGCGTGGGCCTCGAGAGCGGTACGCAGTTCATCCGAGATCTGCTTGACGCTCTCTCCCCAAACTCCTAATCCTCAGCGAGGCGCTGCAACACCATCGCGGCGCTGTAGCCGCCTCGCTGAGGGCTGAATACGGGGTGAGCCTGTCGGAGTGCCTGGCGGGCCGCGGCGTGAGCGTGGGCGAGCTTGCAGACCTGCTTGTGTGGCTCCCGCCGGGGTCGGCGTTCTGGCGGTCCGTGGGCGGTCCGATGGCGCTTTCTGAGGCGAGCCAAGCGGGACGGTTGGTGTCGCACACGCTGACCATGATCGCGTGGAGCGAGGGCGGGCGCAAGGGCCCGAAGCCCGAGGAGATCCCCGCGCCGCCGTACGCGCATGAGAAGCGGGCAGAGCGCGAGCAGGCCGACCGTCAGGCGGCCGCGCACAAGCGCCGGCAAGCCAACCGTAAAAACTAACCAAGGAACCCCGCCTGAATGCCAGGCGGGGTTTCCGCATTCCGGGGGGAAGCATGGCGGGAATTGAAATTGCGAATGCCTACGTCGCGCTGACAACCAAGATGCCCGGGGTCCAGAAGGACATCGAGCAGGCGGTTGGCGGGCCGGAAGTGCAGAAGTCCACCGAGAAGGTGGGTAAGTCGCTCGGGGCAAAGCTGACCGGCGCGATGGGTGGCGTCGTGAAGACCGGCGCAACCGCTATCGGTGCCGTGGCCGCGGGGTTGGCCGGAACCGCGATCGCTAAGGGCCTCGGGCGTCTCGGAGCAATCGAGAACGCGACCGCGAAACTCAAGGGCCTCGGTAACGAGGGTGACTCCGTCAAGGAGATCATGAAAAATGCCCTCGCCTCGGTGAAAGGCACCGCTTTCGGGCTTGGCGACGCGGCGACCACCGCGGCGCAGCTCGTGGCCGCGCAGATCAAGCCTGGCAAGCAGCTCGAGGGTGTTCTGAAATCGGTCGCCAACTCGGCGTCGGCTGCGGGCGTGGGCTTGGACGAGATGGGTTCCATCTACGGCAAGGTCGCATCGCTGGGTAAGGCCCAGAACGACGTGCTCTCGCAGGTCGCAGATCGAGGCTTGCCGATCTATCAGGAGCTCGCGAACAAATTCGGTACTACCACGGAGCAGGTCTTCAAGATGGCCACGGCCAGCAAGATCGGGTTCGCCGACTTCGAAGAAGCGATGACAGCCGCCGCAGGCACCGTCGCCAAGGAAATGGGTACCACGCTCGAAGGATCGATGGATAACTTCGGGTCGGCCCTGGGGCGCATCGGAGCCGGCGTAATGGGTGGGGCCTTCCCCCTCATCGCACCGCTGCTGCAGGCAATCACAGCCGCGATGGGGCCGATCGAAGCCAAGGCCGCCCAGCTGGGCGAATCACTCGGAAAGCTACTGACCCCAAAGGTCGAGGCGCTGGCCGGGAAGCTTAACGCCTTCGCGGAATCCGGCGGGAAAACCAAGACGAACTTCTCTGGGATGAGCGGGGTTCTTGGCCCTCTCGTCGGAGCCTTTGCTGCCCTTGCAGCCGGTGGCCTTGCCGGGCTGATCGCGCAAATCCCGGTTGTTGGCGCGCTGGCCGGTCCGCTGGCCGCGCTGGCGAGCCCTATCGGGGTCATCGTCGGCGCGATTGGCGGGCTCATTGCCGTATCGCAGCCGCTGCGCGATGCTCTCGGCGAGATCGGCGGGCTTTTCAGGCTCGCATTCGAGGATGCTGGGGCGAAGCTGCAGCCAGTCATCTCACAACTGGTCGAGGTGCTGTCTCAGCTCGCGCAGATGGCCGGTGCGGTTCTCGCGCAGGCTCTTTTGGAGCTCGCGCCGCTGATCCTGCCGCTGATCTCGATGTTCGCTCAGTTCGCGGCTGACGTGCTACCGCTGCTAATCCCGGTGATCTTGCAGGTGGCGGCGGTGGTCTGGAATCTGATCCAGGCCCTGCTGCCGGCGGCCGGAGCAATCCTGGAAGCGCTGATGCCTGCGATCCAGGAACTCCTGCCAGCCGTCGTTCGACTGATCGAGGGGCTGCTGCCGCTGCTCGACGCGGTCCTGGTCCCTCTGATCGGACTCATAACTACGCTTCTTCCGGTGATTCTGCCGCTAGTCGACGTTTTCCTCGAGCTGTTGCCGCCGATCATGTCGCTCCTTTCTCCGCTGCTTGAGCTGATCGGGGTCATCTTGCCGCCACTGACAGTGCTCCTGTCGGTCTTGGCGAACATCATCTCGGGTGGGCTGCAGGTCGCCTTCGCGATTCTGATTCCGCTGATCGAGGCGCTCGTCGGGACGATCAGCAATCTACTCATGCCGATCATCGAAATGCTCCAAGGCTATTGGCAAGGTCTGATCGATTTCCTCACCGGCGTCTTCACGGGCGACTGGGAGAAAGCCTGGGACGGGATTGTCCAAATCTTCACCAGCATCTGGGACGGAATCGTCGGGATCGCGAAGGGCGTATTGAACAACGTAATCGAGATCATCAACGGCATGATCGGCGGCATCAACAACGTCTCCGGGCTGCTGTCCGGGATCACGGGCGGCGCAATCAGCCTCGAGATTCCGAAGATTCCAAAGCTGGCAGCCGGCGCGATCGTGCCCGCGCAGCCCGGCGGCATTCTGGCGAACATCGGCGAAGGCCGACACGACGAGGTCGTGCTGCCTCTGAACGATCGCTTTTACGACTCGCTGGGCGGCCGACAGGAGGCCCCGCGACGCGAAGGCGACCAGATCACTGTGTACGCGCCAGAGGGCATGAGCGCGACCGGTTTCGCGAAGGCGTTCGCGGCCGAGAACGAGTGGAGGGGGCGCGGTGAATAGCGTTTCAATCGGGCTTCCCGGCCAGCTCCCGGCCGTCACCTTTCGGTTTGGCGGTCTGGTGTTTGGGGACGATCGCGGACTCGTGATCGCCCCCAATGACGGGTTCAAGGGCTGGTGGGACGGAGGGGCGTTCCGGTCTGAGCGTTCCACCCGTCCGCTGGGTCATGGATCATTCGATGCTCCGGGGTTCATGGAGGCGCGGGTCGTGTCGATCTCTGGCGCGATCCTCGCTCGGGACCCGGAGGATTTCGAGCAGCTGCGCACCGAGCTCATGTCCGTGCTGAACGACGGCGAGCTTGGACGGATCATCGTCGAATACGAGGGCAAAACCTTGTGGGCCGACTGCCGGCTGGTATCTGCTCGCGCCTCACAGAACAGCCAGGACGAGTCATCCGGGGATTTCCTGATCCAGATCGAGTGCCCGGATCCGAGGAAGTACGGCGAGACCCGGTCTTTCGATGGGGTAACACCGGCTTTCCATCGGGGGAATGCGCCTGCATGGCCTCAGTTCACGGTTCGCGGGTCTACCCCTGGCGGGTACACCATCACTGGCCCGGGCGGCCGGAGGTTCGTGGTGACGGCTGCTCTGACTTCGAGTCAGGTGCACACCATCGACATGTCGACGGGAATCCTGCGAATCAATGGGGCCATCGTGTACGGCGGCACCGGACGCGCTGACCTGTGGAGCATCCCTGGTGGCGCTCGAGTGTCGCATCAAATCAGCGCTGGCGGGTCTTTGGTGACCACTGTCGTGGACACGGAGGTGTGATCGTGTGGACGTACAAAATCGTTGAGCATTCGTCGATGCGTCCGATCGCACGGGTCGAGCCGAAGGCCGCGAGTTTCACCAGGATCCTGAATGCGGTTTCCACGGGAGGCGCGACTTTCAACGTGAGAGACGGGCACGACTGGCTTCGCCTCACCGCGGTCTGGGCGATGATCTTCGTGGCTGAGTGGGACGGCGTTCCGCAGTATGCGGGATACGTGATCGACTCCCGATATTCGAAGACCAAGGGTGAAATCACGATCAAGACCGAGTGCGTGCGCACGGTCTTCGCCCGCCGGCTTCCTTTTGCCGTGATCGGTACCGGGTCGGTGCCGGAGTATCCCGACGGCACTTTGAAGGTCGATCGTAAGACGTGGCCGGCGGCGGTGCGTGAGATCCTCCGCCGCCAAGCGCAGGGCGGCGACCCAGAACGCTGGAACCTACCGCTCGTGCTACCCGCGGACGCGACAGGCGGGGTGTCCCGCACCTTTTGGAATTACGAATTTTGGACCATCGAGCAGATGCTGTCCGAGCTTCAAAATGCTGAGGGCGGCCCCGATCTGGACTTCGACCCGCGATGGTCCACCGCCGGCACCCTGGAATGGGTCGTACGGGTGGGCTCGCCGCGGCTGTCTCGAGGCCGCGTTGATTGGCATGTGGATGCGTCCCGGTCGGCGGTCACCGATTTCGATGCCGCGTGGAATGGTCAGAAGTCCTTTTCTGGCGTGCACACGATCGGTAAGGGGTCGGAGAAGAAGATGCCGGTCGGTAAGGCCGGCGCACCGATCATGCCCGGAGGCACGGTTTTCTTGGACGGGGCGCACCCGTACAAGGAAATCAGCAACCTTGCGCAGCTGAATGCGCAGGCCCGCTCTGATGCGGCCGCTTTCGGTCAGATCACTCAGCAGTGGTCTTTCAAGGTGGAAGGGTCGGGCGACCGAGGCTTGCCGGCGATCGGGGATATCTCACTGGGGTTGGCCGCGGCGCTGACTTTCTCGAGCGACCCGATCTTCGGGCCCTCGACCCATCTACGGTATGTCATCAGCTACTCGTGTGACATGACCAATATCGCATCGGTGGAGGTGCAAGACATTGGCCCGAATTGACAATCTAAAACATGGCGGGTCGACCATGCCGCACCAGGTGCGCCGGCTGAACGCAGCCGCGCCGATCGGGTACAGCTCGGTTTCTGATGGGGCGCTCGAGATCCTTTCCGACGAAGGTCTCATCGTTCGCGGTTCGCAGTACGTCTCGGGACTTTTCCGAGGCGATGGGACCTTCGATTGGTCCGGCCCGATGAAGTTCGCCGGCGACGTTTCGGTGACGAAAACACTGGACGTGACCGCGGCCGCGCGTTTTCGTGACGACGTGTCAATCGAGAAGAAACTCGACGTGACCGCCGAGACCCGGCTACGAGCGAAGACCACGGTGGAAGCCGACCTTGACGTGGTCTTGGGCGGGAAAATCAACGTCGGCACCCGACTCGCGCTGGATCCCGGGACGAATGCTGGTGCGGTGGTTTTCTCGAACACCTCGAAGCTGATCTCGGACGGAACCACGCTGGTGCTTTTCAACAACAACGGCTTTATCTCACTCACGTCGACCGCGGTTCTGATCACCTTCGGTTCCCACCGAGTCGAGCTTGACGCGTCTGGGGTGCGAATGCCGAGTCTACCGGCCGCGGGCACGGGGGCTAACGCCGCGACCGCTATCGGAGTGACCTCAAACGGTTATGTCCGGCGAATGACTTAGGAGAGACATGAACGCAAGATTTGAACCGAAGACCCTTGATGGTCTCGCGGCCGCGCGAAGGCTGCGCGATACGGGCAAGGTAACGCCTGGCTGGTGTCTGCAAGTCACGTGGCAGGCTTTCGGGTCGCCGCGATCGGATCAGAAGCATGACGCGTACCCGTGGGCTACCGACGCGCGTAAGGGCGCTCAGGAAGAAGGCGCACTGACCCGGGGCCGGCTGGAAGATGCACCGCCGGGCGCGGTCCTGTACTGGTCTGGCGTCTGGGGAACCTGGCTGCGCGACGGTAAGCGCATTTGGGGCGATGCCGGACACGTCGCGATCGTGACCGCCGACCGGAAGATCGCCACAATCGATCTTCCCAAGCGCGGCGGCACGGGCGCAGTCACGCCAGCGGAGTTCCGCGAGGCCTGGCGTCACCTCGTATTTGAGGGTTGGGCCATCGGCCCGGGGGCTTTCCTCGGGCACACAGTAATCGGGGAGCAGCCGGTCACGCCGGAATCGGCAAAGCCTGCCGCCCCAAAACCGAACTTTCAGGGGGAAACCATGGCGAAGATCATTCGCGAAGAAGGTAAGAACGGCCGCGTCGCACTCATCACCGAGCTCGGCGCACGAGTGTACGGAGACACCGCTGGACGGGATTTCTCGATCGGGCTGAACATCGAGCTTTTCGGAGAACACCCGAAGCCTCTCACTCGCGACCAGTTCGATACCGCGGTGCGTGAGGCCGAAAACCGGGGCCGCGACTACCTGGCTGCCGCCCGTAGCTAATGCCGGATTGGGTACCCGAATGGTTGCAGGCGCTCACCCTCGGTGAGATCGCATTGTGGGCCGTCGCAGTAGCGGCGGCCCTCACCGGTTTACGAAAGGTATGGCCGTCAGTGAAGGCTTTTGGGGTTTTCGTGAGCGCTCTGTCTGAGCTCCCGCAGTTCATGGCAGACACCAGAGCACACGCAGCAACCACTACGGCCACCCTGGCAGCCGTGAAGCATGAAGTGCTTCCGAACCATGGCGGATCACTGCGTGATGTGGTGGACCGTGGGGAGGCTGTCACGGGCGGCATCGTGAGTGACGTTGCCGAGCTCAAAGCCGAGGTGAAGACGCTGAGCGAAAAACTCGGAAAAGATCACACACGCCTCGCAGTTTTGGAAGAACGAACCCAGCCGCGCGACGCGCAGGGCCGGTTCACGAAGGGGGAGTAATGGATTACCTGACTAAGGACTTTTGGATTTACGCCGGCGAGCGCGCGATCAAGACGTTCGCCCAGACCGCTGTTGCGGTCATCGGTACCGGTGCGATCGGCATCATCGACGTGGACTGGGCAGGGGTCGTGTCGGCATCTACTCTCGCAGGTGTGGTGTCGCTCCTGACTAGTGTTTACTCGCACGAGCGCACGCCGGGAAAGCGCGCACAGGGCGGTAGCTGATGGCGATCTATACGGGACGCCTGACGGACCCCGCCTGGCGTTCTCTTCAGTCTCGCTCGGTCGAGGTAATTATCACCTTGGAGAAGTTCACGGGTGGCATCTCTGAGGACCGTCTCTTCGCGACGAGAGAGGTCCGGACCACACCTGACGCGGACGGTTTTTTCAGCGTAGACATCGTGAGTTCTGAAGCTCTCCGGGGCTCGCCCTGGTATCGAATCGCAGTCACCTGGCTAGATTCTGCTGGGAGCTACTCGCGGGTGGACCTTGGGCGGTTCTTTGCTCGGTCTGGTGGTGGCCCGATCTCAGATATGGGCGGGGAAGTGAACTGGGCTCCGGCTCAGGCTGTTTGGCAAGAAGAGGTTCCTGAGGATCTGCCGCTCGGGTGGCTGTGGTTCCAGGACAACGATCAGGGCATCGTGTACAGGAGGGTCGAATGAGACTAGTCGAAATTGGGCGCATCAAGGGGCCCGAGGGAAAGAAGGGCGACCGCGGGGCGAAGGGTGATCGCGGCCTCGATGGCGTGAACGGCGTTGAGAACGACACGGCAGTGGCCGGGTATGTGGAAACGCTGTCGAGTAAAACTCGTGCTGCGACGGACCGTCTTTATCGACCCCGGGTCGCCGCAGATATTGGCGCAGTCGGAGACGGCGTCGCGGACGATACCGAAGCGCTGGTAGCGCTTATCGACGCTGCCGGAGATGGAGAGGCTGTTCGCATCCCAGCCGGTAAGTACAAGCTGACTCGGGCATTGCGAATTGACAGCAAGTCCATCCAGATCGATGCTACTGGTGCGTTCTTTACCCAGTTTGGGAATGCTGGGGTTTTCAGCTTCCACGGCGGTCTTGGGCCGGTCCAGGCTGCAAGTTTCATTCGCACTGAAGTTCAGAATGATAGGCCATACTCGTATTGGCGAGTAGCTTCGGCTGGCACCTTTGACCCCGGAGGAATCGCAAAGCTGGCTTCGGACGACATCATGCCTGGCGGTCGAATCGGCGTTGGCGAGCGCGCCGATCGCGCTGGGGAGTTTCTGAAGATCATTTCTGTAGACGGAAACGTTTTGAAGGTTGCCGGAGCCCCCCGAGGCGTGTACACGCAGAATATCCGGATCGCCGCACTGATCTCTCGAAGTTTTACCCTCGAAGGTGGCTCGTACGGGTACAACACCCTGGGGGACAAACAGGCAAACCCAGTGGGTTTCACAAGCTGTATCACTCCTGTAGTGCGTAACATTACGATTCGAAACTCTCCTGGGCCAGCCCTAAGCTTCACCAACTGCTATGCATACGACGCTTCGAATGTTGTCGTGGAGTCAGCGGAGAACAGCCCAACCCTGCTTCAGTATGGATATGGAATCTCCGACACGGTATGTGAGGCAGGTGTCGTGACCAACCTGACGGCGTCGAATTGTCGCCACGCTTTCACCACGGGCACAGTTGGCACGCCCCCGAACAGTTCGATGCTGAATTACGGGATGACCCGCAACACGCGCGTATCCAACTCGACCGCGCGTGGTACGGATTCGACGGCATGGGACACGCACCTGGTTAGTGATGGAGTGCAGTTCATTAGCTGCACCGCTGAGGGCTGCTACACCGGAATCAACTTCCGAGGGTACAACCACAAGGCCATCGACTGCCGCGTTGTGGACGCTTGGGCCGCTGTCACAGTTATGGACGAGTTCGCAAATGGCGGAGAAAGCTACGGCCACGAAGTGGACGGGCTCACCTGGGCGGGAATCTACAGTGTGCCGATCCGATTTTCGATTCGGCAGGAGGGCCACCCGATGGGTGCGTTCATAGAGACTCGGCCGAGCTACTTCAGGAATGTTCGTGGGCAGGCCTCTCTGGGTTCCAGCACGGGTGTTCTCTACGTTCCGGGCGCGACGGCGGTTTGTGAGAACTTCTCAATCGATGTTGTGGGGGAAGCGCCTACGGATGGGGCGCTGTTCCAAGTCGCTGGCGGAAACCTCACACTACGGGACTCCATTTTCGATTTCCGCCGTATGACAGCCGGCACGTACGCCCCAGTTTGGGGTCGAGGTGCAGACGCCGTAGATGCAAAGCCAACAACTGTGATTGCAGATCGGCTGTTTGTTAGAAACAACGCTGAAGTAGCCTCTCGGATGAGTGTGGTCAAGCGTAATGGGTTTGGCTCAATCACCTTGTCAGATGTCATTTTCGACTATGCGCCGACATCAAACTATTCGGGAAGCCTGGGAGGTGACACGGCGAACAATCCAACTCGTCTTGGATACATCGCACGAGAGGGCCAGCGTCGAAATAGTGCGGTGTCGGTATACACGACAGCAACTAACCCTGGGTCTGCGTTGGAGATATCCAACGATCCAGTCGTCACGGTAATTTACAACCTGGCTGCTCCATTCACTGTTTCTCCGCCACGAGAACCTAACCGGCTGGGGCAGAGGCTCGTAATTCTCAACGTTGGGTCTTCCACGGTGACAATCCCCGCGGTTGGAACGATTAGTGGAACAGCGAAAACGCTCGGGTCTTCACAAGAGGCCGCATTGGTTTGGACTGGAAGTAGCTGGCGGATTGTAGCCTAGCTGCTCATTAGGATTGGGTGTGCTTGAATGAGCTGGTGAGTTCAAGCATCCCTCTTCCATCCCGCAGGCTGCCGGCCCTAGACGGGCTGAGATTCGTCGCGGCACTAGCGGTAGTTATTTTCCACTTCACAGCCTCCCCATATGGTTTGGGATGGTCAATCCCAGCGCCGCAAGGATTCTCAAGGCTCGCGCAATTCACTGTCTACGGCGCAATGGGCGTTCAGCTCTTCTTCGTAGTGAGCGGGTTCGTGATACTCATGTCTGCATGGGGACGCACGATCCCGCAATTCGTGGGGTCTCGGGTGGGGCGCATATTCCCCGCGTACATCTTTGCCGTGCTACTCACAGGAGTCCTTTACCCGATAATTATCGGCGGCGAAGTGAATCTTCCCAAAGTCCTAATGAACTTGACGATGCTTCAACAGCCGTTTGGAGTTCAGCTAGTTGATGGCGTCTATTGGACCATGTGGGTGGAAATATGTTTCTACGTACTGATTGGCATTGTTCTTCTCCGCGGCATCACGGTGGGTCGAGTAACGGCTTTGGTCGCGTTTTGGCCGCTGGTTGCGATTCTCATTCGCAACGTTGACACGAGAGCGGCTGACTTTTTCCAGCCGTTGTTTGCGCCGCTGTTTGCCGCAGGAATGGGCCTGTACCTGATCTATGCATTTGGTCATTCGCTACTCAGGTGGGCACTTGTCGCGTTCAACGCTGTAATGGCCGCCCATCTCACGTCTGGGACTTGGATGCGATGGACAAGCGAAAGCGTAGGTGTGCGGCAAGATCCCCTGGTTTCTTACTTTGTGGTAATCGGGTTGATCGCTTTGGTGGCCGTATGCGTGCTCACTCCACTTCGACAGGTTGGTGGCAAATACGCAACGTTGGCGGGTTCGTTGACGTATCCGTTGTATCTGACTCATGTCTATTGGGGACTTCTGGTGGTGGGGCTAGTTGAGCCAGCACTCGGCAAATGGGGTGCTCTTGTGGTGGCGATAGCGGCGGTGGTGGCTTTTGCGTATGTAATCGTGCGCTATGTGGAGCGGCCGCTGGGCCCGAAGCTGAGACGTAATATTGAGTCGGCGCTTTCAAGAGAAATAAAATAAAGCGGGGCGGTTCCTTCGGGAGCCGCCCCGCTTTTTGCGTTTCGGGATCAGCCCACGAGGTCGGCGCAGAATGTGCGCCCGAAGGTCATGGCTTCACCCCAGGCGTCTGACCAATCCCATGGCGTCGACGTGGCATCGAGCTCTGTGGTTTTGGCCTTTTCGAGGGCGGCAAGGGCGAGCGGCATCTGTTTCGGCGCGAAGTCATTGTTGGGCAGGCATGCCTCGAGCACTGCCACTACTTCGTCGCGGGCTTTTTGTGCGCCGGCGAAACTGGGTGTCGGGCTATCTAGTGATGCTACCCAGAGTTCGAAAATGGTGGACGCGGCAGGGATCGGCGCGTCGTAAGCCAGCTCGGCGGGGGAAGCCGACGCGCTTGGGGTAGGTGTCGGAGAGGTTGATGCCAAGCTCTCGGCCGGTGCCGCAGCGAATCCTGCCGGCTGCACCGTCTCTCCCGCAGCGGAGCATCCCGTGAGGGCTGCGGCGAGCGCGGCCGTGGCCAGGAGGAGGGGGAGTGTGCGGCAGGTAGTCAT